TTATTGCCCTGCGTGCTGTTGTAAATTAGAGCGCCACGAGCCGTAATCGATGAACTGGCCCAAGACGTATTGGAGAAGCTGACAAACGCGGTGGGGATACTTGCGTCGTTGTTACCTGATGTGGGGCCGGTCGAGATTGCAAGCGTGTTACCGCCAGCCGTATAGCCCGTCCCAACCACTTCGTTGGTCGCTGTGTACGCAGTTGTAGCGGGACCGATATCCGACGCTGCGGTGTACAGAGCGATCTTAAAAGTGTTAGGCGTTGTTGGGCCAAAGTTGTGAACTGCCTGAAGCAGTTCCACCTTGAAGCTGGTAGTGGATGTCTGGGCTATGGTCATGTGACTGCTTGCCTATATTGACCACTACGGTAGGCGTCTTGACGCTCCATCCCGTCGCCGAGTCGTTTAGCCAGAGCCAGCGCTTCGTTGTACTTGGTGTTGTACAGCGTGATTAGGTCGGCCTCACCCTTCATGTACGTGTACGCCTCAACCAAGCTGCCGTAAAGAAGTACTGTATCGAAGTTGTCGCCCAGCCATGTCTGACCAGAAGCGGCGGTTGTGATCGACTCAGGGTAGTAGTAATAGTGCAATTCTACGTAGTACGCGGCATCCGGCGTTGGGCCAAGGATGAGTGATAGCTCGTTTGTAATTGCTGAACTGACAATTGTTGGCCCGAACAAAGCGTAGTATTTTGGCTCGCCCGTGGAATTTGGNGCTGGATACGCTTGACGAATAAAGTTTGCGTCCTTGTTNAGCANNTANTCNTACGTNCCNGTGTCTAAATTTGCGCCAGTAACGCCCGTCACCAAGGCCAACGAGTACACCGCCAAGAAGTCGGTCGGCAAAGATATGTACTTGTTGTTTGCCGTTATCACCGAGAACTGATTCTTGCGGATCGACGGGAACTGCACCGAGTTGTAGATGCGCTGCTCCGCCTGCGTGATAAGCAAGTTGATCTGCGTCGTGCTGGACACGGTGGTGTTGTTCGCCAGATANGTCTCTGGGAACTGNTTNTCCGTGTACGACTGNATNGCCGCTACAAGCTCGGTGTACGTCATGCTTTACGCCATTGGGCCACGAGCCATCAAGCCCTTGGTAGCTGCACCTGTGCCACGGATTTTGATGCCCGAAGTTTTGGTTGGCTGGTTACCGGCAGACTTGCTAATACCGCCAAGGCTCACGTTGTAGGTGTCCAACTTGCTGAGGTTTGGCATCTTGCCCGGGTTGGTTTCCGCAGTTACGGTTTTACCGGTCATGGTGTGTGGTTCAGCATAGACGCTGGCATCACCAACTTCTTTGCCGCCAATTTTTTTGCTGTATTTAGCCATCTTCAACTCCTTATGTGGTAACCGTAACTGTACCAATTTGCACACCCAAAGCCAAAAGATTTGGCGTCAGCGCATCATCAAAAAACCTAGAGCCACCCACCGGATACCAGCCCCACTGGATATTCCGGCTACCCTCCCCTTGGTACCCGTTCGCCAAAAGCCCTGAAGCCACATAGCTACGGTCTGGGCGCGGGTTACGCAAGGCTTGCGGATCATCAACAGGATACATACCTAACTGAAGCTGCGGTTGATCTGGGTCCCAACACTCAGGACATACAAGCAAATTGTACGTCTTAGTCTTGATAACTTCCTTCTTCAGCAGTTTTAACTTGAAGCGCTGCCCACAGCGGTCGCACTCGCTAATTGCGTTCTTACCACTGGCAAACCTGTTGCCCATATCAGTTTATAAACATCTGGCGCGGCACGAACCGTACAGACGCCTTTTCGCGGTCCTCATCCGAAGCTAGTTGCCAAGCCTCGTCGTATTGTTGTTTGAGCATAGGCAGGCGTTCAAACCCTGAAGGAATCTTGCCCGCTAGGTAATACGACAAGCCCGCTGCCATGCACGGCACAAACCGGAATGGGACGTCCATGATGTTGACACCGCCACCAGCATCCTGAGTGCGGCGCAAGCGCCAGTAGGCCAGCGTATAGGTCTGTGAGCCATCGGGTGTCGGCCAAACGGTAACGGCGGGCAACTGCTCCCAGTACACGGCTGCACTAGTGGTATGAGAGGCTGCGGTACTGTTATTTTGAGCGCGGAAACAGTTGTTTAGGGTATTCCCTGATATGTAGCTGTAATTGATGGTCTCGCTGTCAATTTTGATGAAGCCAGATGCAGGTAGGCCCACAGTAGAACTGAGGGTGATGGTTGTGGCCGTTGCTGTAATAGTGCCGTTTAGCGTCAAACTCGTAGCGGAGCTTTGTGCGTTGTACCGCTGAATCCAAATCTGAATGGGCCGCGCCTGCTGGATTTTGTTCGGGATCGTAGCGTATGTTGATACGCTGATCCGGGTGATCGTCAAGTCTGCCTGTGTAGACGCTACGTTACCGCCAGTGCGGATGACGTGCTCAAGCAGGTCAATGGTGTCAGATGGCAGGGCGTAGGTGTTCTGGCCCTGCACGAAGGTGATGGTGCCCGGCTCAATCGACCACATGTTGATGCCACGGTTGGCCCAATCAGCGAACATGATGTTCAGACTACGGCGAGCAGTCCGCAGGTCATAGCCGGTACGCATCTCGCTACCGGCGCGTTCAAACGCCTCCTCGACCAATTCAGTCAGGTCAAGGTTAAATGCGGAAGCGCCGGAGGTAGTTGCCATTATCTAAACCCTGCTGTTTTCTTTGCAATCGTTTTGGGTTGAGCTACGAATTGCTTCCCGGCGGCTTTTCCTGCTCGCTTGGCTTTGGTCGTTGCAGCGTACTCAGCAGGGCTGAGACTTTTGATAGCAGCGCTTGGAAGGTATCGCTCACCTGTTTCAGAAGATTTTTTACCACTTTTGGTTCTCCAGTCTTGTTTGCCCCAGTCTTTGAGGGATTTCTGCGGATTTTTAATCACGATACCCGCCGCCTGCTTTTTTGTAGCGTTGTGCCACCATCTGAGCTTTTCTGGCGCTCCATTGCCCTGCGCCTGTGCCCGCTGTGGCTTCTGCTTTCACGGCGTTAAAGATACGCTTGCGTAGTTCAGGCTTGGTGTAGTTACCCGCAGCGTTGACCGTGGACTTTGTTTCTCCACCCTCTTTGTACGAAGCCGTCTTAGCCGCGTTGGCAAAGTCACCCTTCTTGGGTGCACCAGCCGCGCCCGCGCTACGCATCTTCTCGCCAGAACCTGAAGCAATACGCTTTTTCTTGGCCGCAATATTGGCATACAAGCCGCCTCCTTTCATGCCCGGATTCCTTGGATTCTCTGGATTTTCTGGATTCTCTGGATTCTCTGGATTCCTTGGATTCTTTACATTTTTGGGGTTCATGGGATTAGCTTTCACTTCCCCGCCTTCAACCATCTTGACGGCTTTGGGCACTTTTTTTGGGTTTATGGCTCCCATGCCACGGCTTGCTAGCATGGTTACACCATCCGGCCTTTTGTGTGGCCCTTAGAAATGCAGCCATCAGCACGAGTGACACCGCCGGACTTGAAGCGTTTACCCATTTCGGTCCTAGTAGTCGGCGCTTTCTCCGCTGCCTTCTTGGCTTTTTCATCGGCCATCGTCTGCTTCATTGCATCCGTAGGTGGGGCATCAGTGCCGCCAGAACGAGCCTCTTCCCTAGCTTTTTTTGCCAGAGCTTCTGCGTCAATTGCTGCTTGCTTTGCATCAGACATGATTAGCACATCTTTCCGCGAGTTTTACCACGCTGGGCAATACCGTCAGCACGTTTAGAAGCCGAAGAGGTCACCCCACCTTTTTTCATTTGGGTTGGTGGGGTTGATGCACGGGCCAGCATAGCGGCTTGTTTCTTTTCTTCCCCAGCAATTCTTTCCGCTTCAGCTTCCGCTATGCGTTGTTTTTGGGCGTCGCGTGCAACTAAGCTCGGCAAAATCCCCATACCACCGCTAGAGGCAAGTTTGCCTAGCATACCCTTGCCAGTAAAAATACCCGCTATCGGGCTGATGTCACCTAAACTGAATGCCATATTGTTCTCCTTAACAGACCCGGCCTTTGGTCTTGCCGCGTTGGGCAATACCGTCGCCACGTTTAGAAGCCGAAGAGGTCATGCCGCCAGAAGCCATTTTCTTGACCGCGCCACCCTTTTTAAGGCCAGCAAAACGCTCATTCACAGACCGTGTATCTGTTTGGCCGCTGCCTGATCTAGCGCGTTCACGGCTTAATTTAAGGCGTTCGGACAAAGAGAGTTTAGTCTCGTCAACGGGAGAAGACGTTGCGGTTTCTTCTACATTTTTACGACGAGACACAGCATCGCTTGTATCGGCAGGGGTAGCACTCATACGACGAGACATGGCATCACCTGTATCACGCGATGCGCGATAAGCGGCTTCTT